TAACAGGATATTCGTCTATGAGCTTGGCAGAGTTCTCGAAGTCCCTGCGGTCAACTTCTACAATCCTGCTGCTAAAACCGCCGCTATATCTAATTGATATTCTCTTGGCGTCAATATGAACCACTCGCACATGACCCATATTCCACACGTATAGAGAATTTACTTTGATAGAACTTTTCATATCTAACCTCATCGAACTTCTATAGTGTATCATAAGGCAAATGTATTAGTCAAGCTTTATTTTGAACTTTATTGGGTGAATGGGTTGTCGGGCAAATTCCACCGTAATCTCGGGTGGTTGGATCCAAAGCACTCAGCCATTCCGGTATACCGTACTCGGTTATCACTTTACAGGCAGGACATAGCATCCATTGGCAAGTCCAGTCCTGCGTCCTATCGGCATTGCAGTTGGAACATTTAACCGTCATTACTACTCCTTTTATTCCGAGCATAGAAATCACGCTGCTGCTTAGCGTTACAAATAATGCACTGACGTCGGCCTGACTTTAGCACTCTCCACTCTGAGTGTCCATGAGCGCATTTAGGATTGAGTTTACGGGTCATTGGCTAAGCCTACTGCATTAGCGGGTAGAGGGCAATGGTAAAATCCTCAGCATGGCAGGCAGACCAGCAATACCCTTCGATCAGCGCATAGCAGATGAGATATGTGAACGTCTCGTAGAGTCACGTATGGGACTGGAACACGTCCTCGACACAATGAGAGCGGAACCAGAGTTTGAAACAACTCCAACACTTGTAACGATTTACAGGTGGATGAGTGAGAATGAAGGATTCTTCAAGGACTCCGCACGCGCGAGGATTCTGTCGGCTGACACCTATGCGGATGCTGCTTTGAATGAGTCACATACGGCTAGATTGGGCAAGGTTGATACAGTCACCGAGACCAAGGATGGCACGTTTAGTTCGCAGAAGATCGTGGACAATGTTGAGCGATCCAAATTGATCTACCAGGCGCTGATGAAGCGTGCCGGACAGCTCAATCCCAGGAAGTATGGAGAGAAGATTGTGCACGAGGGAAACGAGGATGCGCCGCTGATTGTGAAGCACATCGGAAAATAGTTGATGTTGGACACATTATCCTGTTGACATTGGGTACGCATGTGTTTAGCGTTGGCTAAGACTGTGAGTGTTCATGAGCTTCGTAATCCGCCAAGCTGCCCACTGCGACCAGTGCTCTCACGAGTGGCTGGTCGTTGGTGCGTCTGAACCAACACACTGCGCTAAGTGCAAGAGTCGCAAGTGGAACAAGAGCGGGGATAGCTCAGCGGTAGAGCCGAGGACTCATAATCTTCAGGACATTGGTTCGAATCGAGTTCCCCGCACCAAACCTACCAGGCAAGACCTGCGAGATATTTGCGCAGGCAAGATTGAACTCATTATAGAAGTAGAGCAACACGGAGGCATGGATGAAATCCCTATCTGCGGCAAGCGTTGGTGGGAAGATGGCACGCAGTATGAGTGCCTGATGGACAAGGGGCACAGAGAGCAGAAGCATGGTCTGCGCGGCATGGTTCAAAGGATGGAAGACTAAGGAGGAGTAATGAGAACTGAAGCAGAGATACTAGCTGACATTGAAAAACTTGAGCGCAGCATAAGGCACGATAGGGAGCTATTGGGTAAGATCAGGGAATCTTATGCCGGCCAGTATTTGGCTCAAAGTAGATTCGTGAAAAATAACGCTGAGGCTATTGCGCGAATCGATGAATGCCGCAAATATAGCTTAAGCCCAATAGGGTAATGATTATGACGCTAAAGGAAGCAGACGAAAAGGCACATGAATTGTTTGGAGAAGATTCGTTATGTGCTATAGACGGGTGTGGACGCTGCGAAGTTTTTTACGAGCCAGATGGTAACATCCAGAGCGCAGTTATGATTGGCCGCGGCGATGACTTTGAGGAAGCATTTGAGCAAGCCATGACACATTTTAAGCGGTTCTATGCCGTCAATTGAGCTACAGCCCAAGCAGTCTGAAATCTACCGCCTGCTGACCGAATCTGAGGCGTCAACCATTGGCGTTGGTGGCGGGCGCGGCGCAGCTAAGTCTTCAGGTGCTGACCGTGTAGCAATCACGCTAATGCACGAGCGCCATGGCATGACTGTGTGCCTGGTGATGCGGACGTGGCAGGCTCAGCTCGTCCCGTTCCACCTTGAGGCGATCAAGCGAGACTTTCCTTGGCTTGCTGGAAACCTGAAGATGAGCCCACCGGCGCAGTTGCGTGTTGGGCGATCGCGCATGGAGTTCAAGTACGCAGAGAACTACGATGCGGTTGAAGAGGCATTTAGGTCAGGCAACTATGACCTCATCATCGTTGACCAGGCCGAGCAGTTCTCTGAGCGCGAGATACGCGAGATGCGTAAGGCGGCACGATCCAAGGGCGGCCGGCCTGCTAAGATGCTGCTGCTGTTCAATATGCGCGGATCAGGAATCCAATGGCTGCGTAAGTGGTTTCACCTGTTGGAGTTCAACGCTGCTGAAGATCCATCGGACTATGCATTCCTCAAGGTAAACCCATGGGACAACATCCAGTGGGTTCTATCGGCGCTGGCTGAGGATGGATACACCGAATACGACTACTACCACTGGTCGGACGAGCAGCGCAAGGCGTATGCGGCTGAGCGTGGACCATATACTCGCGGGCTGGCTTCGGACGATCCAGTCATTGCGAAGGCAGACTGGGATGGCGACTGGGATTCTCTTGAGGGTGCTTACTTCGCCAACAGCTTTGATCTGGAGTCGGTGCGCATCGGTCCAGTGCTAACATCGGCATTCAAGAAACCGTGGGCGAATCACTGGATGGCGCAGGACTGGGGAAGGACTCACTGGTGCGCTACGCTGTGGGCGCTGCGGATTGCGCTGAAGCCTTCGGAGGCTAAAGAGTTACTGGGCTGGGACTTGACTAAGCCGATCAACCTGACCGTCATCTACCGCGAGATGGTGTGCAATGAGAAGGAAGCGCCAGAGGTAGCACAGGATGTGCTGGACTGCATGCTGGATGATGAGCGCGCCAAGATCAAGAGCTACTTCCTGTCGCCGGAAGAGGTGACTGAGGATCAGAACTCCATCGGCAACCAGCAGAGCCGGGTGCTGCGTAAGGGTGGCGTGGTGGGCGCACAGAAGGCCGACAACGACCGCAAGGGCGGCTATGGCCTCATGTCGTCACTGTTCAAGGCTACCAAGGGATGCGGATGGGGAGTGGACAAGGATGGGCACAGGTTCCAATACGACGATGCGATCCTGATATCTTCCGAGTGCGCCGAGCTGCTGAAGGCGATTCCAGTGTTGATGCGCGACCCTAAAGATCTGGACGACGTGCTGAAGACTGACAAGACGGCTGCCAAGCTTGAGCAGGACCTGGGCGACGCTTGCCGGTATCTCACGAAGTCGATGCTCTCTCCGAAGCGCAAGACGACTGATGATATTTACCAGGAAAAGATGGAGACAGCGACGCCGCAAGACCGTATGATGATCGCAGCGCAGCATGTATGGAAGCAGCAAGTGAAGAAAGAAAAACCGATTGTGAGGCCGTCATGGCGCAGGGAATAGAAGCTGGATGCGAAGGTATTACCGAAGCGATGAACTGCACGTACGAACGTGAATGTCTGTATTGCAGGAAAAAGGAAGTGATAAAGAACTTCATTGCTCCCATCCAAGAGCAAGGAATTGAGTATGGACAGTTTGCTGACCATGAGGATAGGGAATCCTGGGCAGATGAAATACTGAAGGCGTTGGATAATGTACGATGAAGGTAGCATTTACTATTGACCGGCATAATTGGTTTAGTAGATTTTATTGCGACATATGCGGAACTGCGACTACTTGGTACGGTAGGGTTACGCGCTGTTTATGTACAAACTGCGATATTATGGGGCGGGGTAAAAATCTTATGCGGTATATATCAATGGAAATGGAAGAAAAAAATAATATGGACAGTCCAGCGGTTCGACCGAGCTGGCGGAGAGACTAATGCATATTGGAAATAACAGTCTTGGGATTGGCGATGGTGATCGGACGATCTGCTTTCGTATATGTGGATATGCGATCCAGATTATACTTCTTCGTTACCCGGAAATGGTGAACCATCCCAGACTGCACAAAATGTGGAATCTGGCTGTTTACTGCGGAACATAGTGGTTAGGCCCTAGTGGAGGCGGGATTGACTGATAAGATAACAGCCGAGGAAGTATCTGAACGATGCGAGTCTTTAGGCTTTACCATCACCAAGACCGGATTCGCGCAGTACATTGCTGACATCTGCAACCAACCGATTAGAATTGGTCCAGTACCTATCTATTTCGCTACCGAACCTTTTCCCTTGATTATAAATAACGGCTGGTTATACCGATGAAGATATCCGAAATCAGAGAATTCCTATTTCCCCTACGATCTGCACTACTGGCTGAGATAGAATACCTCAAGTCGCAGCTAGCGCAGGAGCGACGCCGCGTTGACGTGCTGCAAGAGGGATTGATTCAGGCTAAGCGGCCAAGCGTGCTGATGACGCAACGTGCACAGGTAAACCCAACCACCAAGCCCAAGCCTGTAGGCTGGGAAGCAACACGAGCGGAGATACGCAATACATGGGAGGCTGAAAAGTATGAATCAGCAAAGATTGTTTCGCCAATCGTTGACGCGCGGGGCGAAGGCGCTGATGCGGATAAAAGGCTTGAGGCCTAACGCGCAGGCGGTTCGTGCTATTGTGGACAGAGAAATGAAGCGGTTACGGGAGATGAGCGATGGCGATGAAGGGCAGCAGCAACTACCGGATGCAAGCGAACACGGCACCGAGTATGGACGATACTTCGACATCGGGAGCGGATGCTTCTCAGAGCTCTAGCCCACAGCCGATCACCGACAACCCACAGGCGATGCAGTGTGTGGATCAGCTGAAGCAGATGGGCTACACCGCTGACGACGTGGCGCAGGCAATGGGCGATGAAGACCAATCGCAGCCTAGTGGCGACGGTGGTGCCATGGCAACCAAGGCAGCGCCGATGCAGATTCCCTCGATGGGCTAATCTGCATCCTACTTACTGGAGAACCTCCAATGCCATACCCCAAAGAGTGGGACTCTAACCCGGCCTACGATCTGCACATCGAAAATTACAAGCGCAGCCATCCGCACGAGTACCCATCGCATGAAATTAACGAACAAACAAAGCTGCTGAAAGAAATTCTCCATCAGGCTAAGGAGCAGACCTTTATACTGAGGGAGATTTACAAGCTAACAACCCCAACGCCCACCGCAATCACATTCAAACAGGAGAAATAAAATGGCCCTTCTTCCTTCCGATCCAGGCAACACACTCGTATTCACCGGCACGCTATCCCCAGCCGGTTCCGCGTTCTCCGCTGGCACCACTTTCGCTGTTACCTCAAGCGACACCACGGTTTCACCTACCGTGGATGCAACCGGCCTGATTGTCACCATCCCGCTGCCGTCCACGGTTGTGGTTGGCGAGACCCTGACAATCACGTACACAGCTTCGGGCATTGTTCCTTCGCCTGCGAGCTCGCCCACCTCGATCAGCGCCACCATTGTGCTGACGATCGGAGCACCTCCGGTTGTGGTTGCGACTCCGACTGCGATCACATTCACGCAAACTACCTAATTGCAGCATTTCAAATATAGCCCACAGGTTTATCGATCTGTGGGCTATTATTATGTGAACCATGCCTGAAGACCTGCAAGTCGCCGACTCCACCGACGTAGCCCACCCACAGGCAGAGGAATACCAGCCTGGCGAACTAGCACCATGCATCGTCACTGACGCCAAGGTATGGAAGCCTGCCGACTTCACCGACTCGACAATCATCCCTACACTCAAGAGCCTGTTTGAGAAGTGCGCCATTGCAGATGAGGCAGCGCGCCGGTTCAATGTGCTGGAGACGTGGGAGATGCGCCACTACGACCGCCAGCACCAGTATTTGAAGGCTGAGCGCGGCACCGGCGGATGGCAGGTGTACGGCGCGGACGCCGGGGCAGGGAAGAATGGTATTGCTGAGGCCGACGACCGCAACCTGTATGCGACGAACATCTTCAGCGCGCAGGGTGACATCGCTACCGGCGCGTTGAATCGCGGCAAGATCAAGGTAAAGTCAGCACCGCGCCGTTCGAAGAACCCACCGGATGTGGCGGCAAGCGATGAGGCCAACAAGTACACCTACATCTGGGAGAAGATGAACCCTAACTTGCAGGGCGACTTGTTCGACATCGGATGGACTGACTGCCGCTCGGTGGTGTTCACGCGGACGGTGGCTGATGCTCGCTGGGGAACTGATTCGAATGGATCGCCCAACCGCAGGGAGTTGAGCAGCGTTCACGGCGTCCTTGAGACCAAAGGGCCGATGATGGCCGACAAACTCTGCGATTGGGGATATGCGTACGTCTTTGAGGAGATGGACTATGCAATTGCGCGCGCCGCTTATCCGTGGATGGGAAAGAAGATCAAGCCTAGTTGGGGAGGAAGCGGCGAGCTAGAATTTGAACGCATTGCCCGCATCAATACTCGCATCGGCTTGGCCGGAAGGTACATCACTGGCACGATGGGTATCCGTGAGACCACGATGGGATACTTCTGGCTTCGTCCGGGAATGTTTGACGATGACGCAATTACCGACACCCAAAAAGACTTCCTGCGTGCAAACTTTCCTGACGGGTTCTTCGGTGTCTACTCAGGAACTGAGTTCTGTTGCGGCTGGTCAGAGTCCATGGATGATCACCTCGCCCTCCAGATGTACACCAGAGGCTTTGGCCAGAGCCGGAGAGCTCTGGGCACAGGCGATCTGCCAATTCAGAAGCGAGTTAATATATGGGCCGATCTTTGGGACAAGTACATTCGCGGATCCATTCCAGTAACCCTGCTGGAGTCTAAGGCGTTCGACGCTGAGGCAATCAATCAGCTTGAATCCGACCCGCGCAGGTTTATCGAAGTCGCACTGGATGAAGGCCAGTCGATGCAGGACGTGGTTGGTCAGACTCCCCAAGCTGTACCAATCCCCGGCATGGCTGAGATGTTCCAGTATTACGTTGGGCCGCTGATTCAGGCTATTGACGGCGCGGTGCCGGCGTTGAATGGAACCACTGAGGGCAGTGAGGACACATGGCGCGGCCAGCAGCTACGCATTCAGCAGAGCCTTGAGCGCTACGGGCCGGTTTGGGCAAAGGGTAACTTCACGATCGCAAGGGCGGCTGAGCAGGCAGCTAAGTGCTGCGCACGTAATGGTGGAGAGGATCTTAGCGACACGATACCAGGCGAGGGCGACATATCGGTAAAGCCATCGCTGATGAAGGGGCAGTTTGAGTTCTTCCCTGAGACGCATACGGAGATTCCGCAGTCCGGATCGCAGCGCGAGGCAAAGGTGCTGCACATCCTTGAACTGTCTTCGACCAACCCGCAGATAGCGGCAGCCATCCAGACGCCATCGAATGCGCGGGAGATCATCAACGCGCTTGACTTGCAGGACGTCATTACCGTTGACGAGGCAAACGCGGAAGACGGAGCCCTTGAGGACATCGAAACCCTTCTATCGACCGAGCCGCTGGAGAACCCAGACTACGTGCAGATGACTCAGCAGTTGCAGCACCTTCAGTCCAAGCAGAAGATATTGCAACAGAAGGCTGCCGAACTACTTCAGAGTGGACAGCCGCCGCACGAGCAGCACATTCAGGCGGGTGAGGGAGTCGAACAGGAGATTGCTCAACTCACACAGCAGCTGCAGCAGACACCGCAATACCTTCCTTACGTTCCGGTTAGCCAGAAGGACGATGAGGACCACGCCACGATCAAGGCAACTGTATTCGCATGGATGCAGGAATCGGATGGTCGCGCACTGCGCAGGCTGGCTCCGCGTGACCCGAAGGCTGCTAAGAAGTGGATGAATATCTCGCTCTACTACGACGGTCATGCTGCGATGGTGCAGAAACTTCAGAAGGCACAGGCGCCGCCGCCTAAGGTAAACCTTACCGGCAAGCTATCTCCAGAGCAGCAAGCGCAGCTGCTGTTGCAGGCCGCTGGCATCCAGACGTCACAGCAAGAGTTGCAGGCACCGCATGAGGTAGAGCAGACGACGCGGGTGTACACGCCCGTAAGCGAAATTGAGCAGAAAATAAAAGCACCGAGGCGCCTATGAAAGGCAAATGGGTGGACGCAAGATTCATATCCCCTGGCGTAGGCGTAATAGTGTGCGCCGTGTGCGGTGCGTGGGTATCGCCTGAGCATTGCAGGCTGCATGAGGACTGGCACGAAAAGCTGCGTCAGGCAGAGACGGGCACGCCCGCATGAATGTAAATTGGAGAGTTTGGTTGAATATATGGTTGATCCATTTCGATCGAGACCTATTCATATTTCGCAATCCTTGGTTCTGCTTGGCAATAGCCACAGATGCTCCATATTTTACCTACGGGAGCGCTTACGATAAGTGGCGTGGAATTAGGTTGTACTATAAGCATCCAAAGGGTTGGGACATAGCAGATGGTGGATTTATTTTCACCAAGTCCGACGAATTTCTTTCTCATCGGTTCAGCTCTCTCCAGGCGGAGTTTATTAATCGTGAAAGATAAGCTAGTAGCACTGATCCTTCGCCATGGCGACACTATTTTGAACGAAACCGGATGCTATCGTTCATGGCTGGATATTCCTCTGTCGGATGGCGGAATAAAGCAGGCGGAAGAGGCTGCGCGGTTCCTGTCGAAGTTCCCCATCAAGCGCGTGATGTGCTCCCCGCTACTGAGGGCATTCGTCACCGCCGACATAGCCGCAAAGCCTCACAAGTTGCACGTAAACCAGCATCGCGGCCTGTTTCCTTGGCGGCTTGGCGTGTTCTCCGGACGCAGCAAGAAAGACAATCAGCCTGCCCTAAAGCTGTTCGTGGCGTCGCGTGACGTTTCCATCCCAGACGGAGAGAGCCTGAACGCCTTCGAGGATCGCCAGTTTGCATTCTTTGCTGCATCGCTCGGCAAGGGAGACCAGCCTCTGACGCTGTACGTTTGCCACACCTCGAACGTGGCCGCACTGCAGAACTTCACTGAGGACTCAAGGCGCGGCGAGCCCGAAGACACGGATATGGTGAAACCGGGTGGCGTACTTGCGGTATATTGGGATGGAAAGTTGCATCGCGCTGAACCTGTGTTTGGAGATGCAGAGCCTGCACAGTTTGGCGGATCATAGGTTTGCTGCGACGGAAGAACTGGTCAAGGCCAGCGTAACCGGGAATTGATGCCCGGATGGGAATTGCCTCCCATCTTCCTTAGCTCCCGGCAATGGGATGTAGATGGCACGTCGCAGCAAAGTATTTTCAGGAGGAACCAGAGATGGCAACAGCAACCGTAGACTTCACGAGCATGGACGCAGGGGCATCCGACGCCGGCCAAACAACCGAAGTAGATCAGTCGCAGGTAACGTCTGATGTCGGCGATAGTGGACAACAGCAGGACGGCCAGCAACAGGAGCAGCAACAGCAGGCAGACGGCCGCCGTGGCCCTGCCGACGTCCGGGGAGCGGTAAAGGCGGCTGCCGAGGCACTACCCGAGCAGGCTGCAACCATCAAGAAGCTGGGCGACGCCTACTTCCGTGCTGATGCATACGCAAAAGTCTTCCCGACCGTACAGGACGCCTCAAGCGCCAAGCAGCTATTTGACGCTGTGGGCGGTGTGGACGGAGTTACACAGATTCAGCAGCGCCAGCAGCAGTACGATGCGCAGGACGAGCAGCTAAAGTCTGGCAACCCTGAAGCGATAGACTCCGCATTCAAGAACTTCCCTGATGGCATGGCAGCGCTTGCTCCGCACTACCTTGACACGCTGGCACGGAGCAACCCTGAGTCCTATGCCACGGCGGTAGCGCCCCATGCGATGGGATTGCTAGAACGCGCTGGGGTACTCGGCCACATTCAGCAGCTTGCCGCGGAGACCGACCCCGCCCGCAAGGCAGCACTGGCCAACCAGCTAGACCAGTGGATGCAGAAGCAGGGGCAGGACGTAAAGCAGATGCGGACGGCCCAGCCCAAGAACCCTATGGAAGGCAAGCTGCAGGAGCAGAAGACAGCCCTTGAACAGCAGCAGGAGCAATTCTTTTCCAAGCAGGTGGATACCGCTGTCAACAACGCATCCGCTCCCGAACTGAACAAGGTTGTTGACCAGTACGCCAAGACCTACAAGCTGAACGACGTGCAGAAGCAGCGTTTCAACCTTTCGCTGGCGCAGCGCGTTGTTCAGGAGATGCTGGGCGATGACACGTTCAAAAAGCAGGATCAGATTCGCCGGGCGGCCAAGGATGTGGACAAGGTTGCATCGTTCCGCACGTCAGAATTCAATCGACGGCTGTCGGATGCGGCCTTCAAGGAAGCGCAGGAGCTCTACGGTGCCACGACTAAGCCTTCAGGCGGTACGGGCGAGGTAAAGCCCAACACGGCCAAGACTGCGCCGGGTGGCGGCCCGTTGCTGGTCAGCCGCGCCATGACTCCCGCAGACCTGGACATGAGTAAAGACCCGAATCAGTACCTTTTCATCGCCAATAAGGGATATCGCAAGGATGGCACCTTCGTAACTTGGAAGTAGTACAATTATTGCATCTGGTGGCCGTAAAAGGCAGTCAGGCGATAGCTGAAGGGTGAGTCATCACTACCTCTGATCCGCCTTCGGGTATGAAATCAGGAGCGAGTTCGCCATAATCGGATAGATGACGATTGCAGATGCCGCCTTCGGGCGGTTTTCTGTTGCTCCCAATTACCGATGCGCAAGACTTATAAGCTGGGCTGACTGGAGCAGGAAAGCCAGCAGCCCAGCGAAGTACGCCAGCCTTCCAATCTCTGCGCCTTTTGGGTTGACCGATATTGCGTAGACGATTACTCCGATGATGGCGACTAGAAGGCTAAGCCAAACTGTCATAGGAAATACCTCGATAAGTTAGATGCTTGACTACCGATATGCGTATGGTACTATTCTCGCAGTATCCATCAAGGTGTGTCCACGTCGCCGAAAATGCGTTGGTTGATGGCAAGGTAATAGAGACACATGACAGCGGGGAAAGACCGGCACTGAAGTGTTTTAGCTACCGGATGTAACTCGGGCTCATCCCCCGGCGATGACATTTCTCCATAAAACCTACCAGAGATAACAGCTTTTAAGGTTGACGCTTTGTTGCGTCTGGAGAATCACCATGGCCCTCGGGACAGAAGCAGCGGTCACATCCGTTGAAGTAGAAGCATTTGCAAGCAAAATCCCCTCTCTCATCCCCATGTCCAAGTCGCTTTACGCGCTGGCAAAGGATCGCTTCACCAACGTTCCCGTATCGTTCACCACGACTGGCGGCGCAACGACTCGCCCATCGTTCCGTGTACCGTACCGCGTCCAGGGTGGCGCTGCGATCGCACAGGGCACCGGCAACGGCGATTCGCTCGGGCGCGGCAATGCCTCCATCTGGAACGACTTCGTTCTCTCGCCGATCTGGCACTATGCGGTAAACGAGATCACAACTCTCGCCCGGCTCGCCACGGACGGCAAGAAGCGCGGCCTGATTTCGCTGAAGGCTGAGGAGCTGAAGAACTCCCTAGATTCCGCGATGGCTGGCATCGAAGGCATCATGTACGGTGACTCTTCGGGAGCCATCACGCAGATTCCGACGACTGGCACCGTGTCTTCATCTTCGGGCACTGGTAACCAGACCAGCTTCATCACCGGCGTCCGCGCAATGGCGTTCACCGATAACCAGATTGTGCAGTTCTTCGCTGCCGAGGGTGGTTCGGCCCGCACCGGGACCGCTACCATTTCCATCAATGACCCTGTAACATCAACACTTTGGTTCTCTACTGCACTGCCGGCCGGGACCGCGGTAGGCGACTTCATCATGATCGCTGGATCGTCTGGCGCGATCGGCCAGGGCGTCTACGGAACAACGTCGTGGAACAACTCGGCCACCTCCGGCACCCAGGCTGGGATCAACCGCGCTACCTTCCCGTCGCGCATCTCGACCCCAAACATCAACCTGAACGGCGGCGCGGTGACTGCATCTCTCTCGCAGCGCATCGAAGCACTCGTCGGGCGTGCTATGGGCGACTCCAACGTAAGCAAGGAGTCTGGGATGTATCTGATGGGCGAGGATCAGCGTGTAGCCATCGCTGAGACCACCTATTACAACAAGCAGATCAACATCCAGCGCGGCGAAGAGGGTAAGGGCGGAAACGTTCCCGATGTGTCTAAGAAGTATTTCGACGGCACATTCGGCGGGCGTGAAGTTCACCTATCCTACGTGCAGCCGCTGGGCCGCATCGATATGCTGGTGACTGATCAGTGGAGCATCGGCGAGTTGATTTCGCTGCAGCTCTACGACTACGGCAACGGCAACACCACGATGCCGACGCCTGATCCGGCTGGTAACGGCTGGTTGACGTCGAATCAGTTTGCTTACGTCACGTCATTCAATCTTGCGAATAGTGCTCCGAGGTATGGCTGTTACGTGACCAATGCGTCACAGCCCTCAATATGACGATTTAGCATTCGTGTAATATGGGTGGGTCAGGAGTTCACGCTTCTGGCCCACTTCAAAGAATGCCAACGGAGGTTCTACCATGTACGATCCAAATGAGAATAAGTTTGTCCCCGTCAATGAAAACAGTAAAGTTAGTCGCGAATGGACTCGCTTTGCTGAAGGTGAAACTGTCGATGTAAAGGGCATCACTTTCCGCATCCACGAAATCGGGGAAACCCGTCTCATCCTCAAGCCAATCGACCGGGCCGCTTTCGCTGCCAAGACTGTGAGCGCCTAATGCCTGAGTTAGAAATCAACGATAGACGCAAGTTCACCGCTGAAGGTGAGCGTACCGAGACGCCAGAGGTTGCGGAATCCGTAGCCGTAACCGACGCCGAAGTATCCAAGTTTCTCGCCGAGGCGCCGAAGGTCTACGACGATCCAAAGCCTCTCAATGACCGCGTGCTAATCAAGCAGCACGCCGCAGAGACTGTCTACGCTGGAACCACCTTCGTCATCCCCGCGGTGGCGCAGAAGAACCCCAACGCAGGCATCGTCATTGCCATTGGCCCTGAAGTTGACGCCGAAAAAGACTGCGCACCAAACGACCTAGTAATCTTCAATCGATACTCGGCGGAAGAGATCACTCTCGACGGCGAGCAGTTCGTTCACGTCAGCAAGCATGACATCCACCTACGCCAGAGGGTATCGTATGCCGTCAGCAGCCAACACTAAACGGACTCCATCCGTAGACGAGCGCATTGCTAGAATGCGAATGGCGGCAGAGCAGATAGTAAAATCGCTTGATAAACCTCCGTCTATTGCTCTGATGGAGTTTGATATCCTGCTCGAAAAGTTGCACGAATATAGGGATGTCATCTATGGATATTAGGCGCGTAGAAAGACTACATCCGCCCGCGCACTTCCAAGACAGGTTGACGCGCATGGGTGGACTAAACCGCTATGGGCAACCTCACTTCCGCCTTGCCTGGGCTCAAACCGAAACAACCAGGCAGGGCGGGCAGTGGGAAGCTGACGGCGAGTGGTACACCGGATACCGCGATGTGCTGCTTGGCGACGGATTGCCACACTGGATGCTGCTGCAATGGGCTGACGCTGGCAAGTCGATTCAGATGCCTACGCTACACCCGGAGGGAGATGGCGCATGGTACGAGGCTAACCGCTGCCCGAAGACTGGCCTGTCGCTACTTGGCGGCTACCCGTACCGCGGCAGCTACCAGATCGCACTACCGCTCCGCGCCAAGTGGTTCGAAAAGACTCCGCAAGGTGCTCCTATTCTGCGCCTTCACGCCTTCCCTTTGTCAACGCAGATCATCGATATGATGGTGCCAATCATCAAGGCCACGCGGGATATATCCCTCAAGGCCAAACTGATGTCGATGGACGAGACCAAGGAAAATGAAGAAACCGAGTACGCTAAGACGGTTGAGGACGTCTATCAGGATGCTAAGCTGTCAGCATCGGCGCGGTCGTCTAAGTGGATACAGGACAAGGCGCGCAGCATCGAAAACGCATGGAATGCCGCACTCGTAACCAAGCTCATGAACGGAAGTAGCTTCGCACAAGGGAGAATATAAATGCCAGAGAACATCATCGAACGTCACGACATCAGCGCGGATAAGGCCGCAATCGCCAACGCTGCAACATTCCTCGGTCGGCAGGATCAAGACTTCGGCATCCAGGAAACCGCGATCTACTTCTACAACACCTCGGCGCTTGAATTCAACCAGTCGCGCCCACCGAACCATCCGCACATGCTGATTCGTTCGTGTCCTAAGGGCCAGCCGTACATCATGGCGCGTGGATCGATCTCGCACCCATTCACCGAGCAGCGCGCAGACCAGAACGACAACAAGTATGCAGTGCTGACCAACGGGTTCAAAGAGGCGACTAAGATGGTCAACCCGATGAATCCCTGCGTATACGGCGATGAGCGCGACCAGGATCACAATATTGATTCCGAGTTCCATCAAGGCGACAACCTTGGCAAGTTCGGTGTATTTTGGAGCCGCAACAACCCTCCTCTGGCGGAAGAGGTAGCCAAAGCGCACCGGCGCATGGAGTTGACCTACCGCAAGGAACTGGAGCGTATGGGCAAGGCGAAGACGGCGGACGAGGCGCTGGGGATGCGCAACAACATTTCGGCGGCTGCCGCTGACTACTTCGGCGTGTCGGCAACGTGGCACCAGACAGATTTGATTTCGCGGGACTATGGCAAGGTGGAGTGCGGCGCGTGCGGCGAGAAGATTCAGCCAACCGCTAAGCTCTGCAAAGACTGCGGCGCCCCAACCGATCCCGTCAAGCTGGAGCGTTGGCTTGAGGCTAAGTTTGAAAATCAGCGCGGGGCCGGAAGACCGCCAAATCTTCCGCAGGGGGCGAGGGCTTAGTTTTTCGGGCCGTTCCTCACAAATCTCTGGGTGATACGGCAAGACTAAGTTCTCTGCGGATGCAATCGAGGTAACAAATGGCTATTACACCATCGACGAACTTTCCATCACTGCTAGAGATTGCAGACCTGGTGCGCTCGTTCGTCGATGATGACAAGAGGGGATTTACGGGTACACCCGGAGAAGGGCAGATACTCGTCAACCTAACGTCGGGTGTTACCGCTGCGCAGCTTCCTCAATTCGTAACCCTGTGCCGGTTCATGAATTCCGCCATACGCGAGGTGCGCCGCGACTGCGGAATAATGGGCCAACCCACATTTATTCGCGACAACTATTTACTACTTGGATTACCGCCAGTGAATAGCAATTTAGGCGTTGGCGTGATGAACCCCGAGACGCAGCAGGCGCTGACTAATGTTGGGTTCTTCGATGGCGTAAACATGAACCCGGAGTTCACGCTTCCAGCAGACATTTTACAGCCGCTGGAACTGTGGGAGCGCGGATCGAACAGTGTTCACGAATTATCTCGCATGACAGAGTCAACAGGCGCGCTGCGGCCACGCAATCAGGTGTCGCATTTGCAGGATTGGGAGTGGCGCGGCAATGCCATATACTTCAACGGTGCGATCCTGAGCAGGGATGTACGGATACGTTATATCGGTAGTCTGGCTTCTCTGGCCATATCGTCTGCTGATTGGTCAGAGACTTTTATTCCCATCCCCGACTGCCAGGAAGCGGTAGCCGACAAGATTGCGGTACGCTACGCACGCCGCCTTGGATCGCCCCAGGTGGCAGACTTGAACCAGCAGGCCGACCGCAGCATGTTGCGCCTACGTCAGACTGTTGTACGGGCACGCCAGAGAATCAACAACCTTAGACCAGAGTTTTCTGGTGGTGGTAACGAACAACTTGGGATAGGATCATTCCAATAGGAGATACACGATGGCAGTCCTCTTGACGCGGTCAGTCTACAACGCACCTTATGGCTACGAATTCTCTTCGGCTCGTCGCCGCTTTCATGGCGCATTGACCTTTGTCGCTGGCACCTACACGACTGGTGGATTGCTACCCAATTGGGACTCTGCCACCTTCGTGCTAAATCCTCTGCAGTCGCAGAATGGCGTAAACCAATTCCCGGCTGGCATCACGTCTCCCGCGGTGTTTTCTCCGCGGCTGTCGGCGCTTACCAGCAACGTGGTCACCTTTACGGTAAATAACACGCTGATTGCCAACCAGTATGTGACGTTCAACGGACTCACCAATTTGCCCTTCCTGAACGGCTTGACACTAAAGGTGGCAACGGTCAGCGCAACCACCTTCACCGTCGCCTTCACGCACGCCAACGTAGCATCTGCGGCAGAGGCTGGTAATGCTGTGTTGGTCATCGGCGCCGATACGGAATGGGAAGAGAGCGTTTCTGGGTCTGGGTTCATATACCAGTACAACAAGACGACAGCCACGGTTCAGATATTCACTGGTGCGGCAGCGCAGGCTGGACTTACCGAACTGTCTGCGGGAACCCTTCCGACCGGTGTTACCGGAGATACCATAGAGTTCGAATCCCAATTTGTGGCGCAATAGTAGGAGAGCGCCGTGAACAATATCCAAGGCGCTGGAAATGCGGAGCTTTCGGTATTCTCGGGTACGGTTACCATCGCCGCCCCGCAAGACCTTCCTGAAGGCGCATCGCCGCGTAACCAGAACTGCGATTTCATGGTCGGTTCGGTACTGACTCGGCCCGGCCTTACCAATCCCTTCACGTTCCAGGATTCAAGCGTATCCGGCACCGGAAATGCAGTTACCACGTTCCCGCAGATATCCGGCCCCGTCGGTTCCACGTGGAGCAATCAAAACAACCTTCTGGGAAATAATCCTGGCTTTTTTGCGTCTAGCGCTCTGACGTCGATCACTGAGTTTATCGATATCACAGAGTTTGCGCTGACGGCCCCATCGACCAGCACACCACAAGGATTCATGCCTTCGGTGACTGGGCTGGCGACGGGCGCGGCCACGCTGCACATGCAGTTGGTCAGGGCTGGCATACCGTTCGGCAACATTGAAACCAGACCGCTGAGCGGAACCGCTACCACGATCACCGCAGGGGCAATCAACGACCTGTTCGGGCCTACGTCGCCGTGGACGTCAGCGCAAGTCAACGATATAGGATTCGGCCTGCGACTTTGGGCGACCGCGGCGGCACCATGCACAGTATTTCTCAGCAACGCGGCGCAGAAGGTGTTTCTGGTTCCCAGCCAAGTAAATTTCAACTATGTCACCACTTTCGAAGACGACTTCGGAACGATTATTACCGTTGCCCTCGACGCCACTGGACAGTTTTGGATCGAGAACGTGTCTGAGAACCCCGGCGTGTTCAGCCCGCTATTCGATGGACCACCGGCTGGCAGCTTTGCCTCATCTTTCACTGCGGATTCGCGAGAGTACATCGCAATATCCGACCTATCGCAAGGCGTGTACCCGCCACAGCAGTATACGGGCCAGTGGAACGATCGAGTGTCTCAGGTGGGACCAGGGGCAGCACCGGTATTCACGGCGTCCACCCAGGCAGCCGCAGCCGCAGTAAACATTACTCAGTCGGCTGTTGCCAGCAACATCGTCACCCTGACGGCCAATAACGTATTCACGGCCGGCGAGCCTGTACTGTTTACTGGATTAAGTGTGGCATCCTTCCTGAACGGCCAGACGCTTATCGTCCTCGGTTCTGGGCTGTCAAGCACCCAGTTTGAAGTTTCGTTTACTGCCGCGAATCACGCCACGGCCTCTGAAACCGGCACGGCGACGCCACAGACCAGCTACCCGATATCGACCATCACGCAGCCTGCACCTGGATTCCCCGGTCAGGTAGGATTTTTCGATGGCATAGAGCAGTCTTCAGGAGTAGGCAGCAACAGCCCCGGCAGCGTGATAACAATCTACACGGCAGACGCCAACGCCGGACACTTCCCCGGTGGCGACCCTGTGCTGACAGCAGCCTTCAACTCCGGACAGCCAGTCTACGTGTTTATCAGCGACATGATTCCGGAGTACGCATTTTGCAACGGAACGCAGCTCGTCACTGGCATTGGTCTTGCGACGCCTAACTTTGCCGGGGCATCAGCGCAGAGATGGTACATCACGTTCAACGTTTCGACGGTGGCTTTCTCTAACTTTGGCGGAAGCGTTGCGGCAATCACAGGCAAGTACCAAATCACCGCTGCCACGATCACGACCAGCGAGCCGGTACCGGGAATATCGATCGGCAGCCAGGTAACGATAAGCGGAACGTCAGTTTCCAACTACAACAGCACGTTCACGATCACGCAGACGCCTAACTCCGGCTCGCTGGAAATCACGCAGACGCAGATCACAGCGGGCAGCAACACCGCTACCTACTCGTACAACGTTACTTCCGGAGCTAACCCCACCGCTGGCCAGCTCATCACGATTACGGGGACGCTGAACGGTGCAGGTAATCTAAACGGCGTGGATCTGGTGATTGCAAGCGTCAGCGGCGGCACGAGCGGCACCTTTACCATCGCAGGGCTGCCGACAGCTACCGCGACGCTTACCGTGCCCGAGCAGGGGCAGGGAACCACGGCTGGTTCGCAGTTTGTCTTCGATCCGGGGGTTGCCACGTTGGGCTCAGACAACGACCCCATCTTCGGCAACTCGACTGGTGGCGGTCTCGTATTCATCATCAATGAAAACACGCTGATAGGGCCGGGAACCAGAAAAGGCACAGTATTTTTCATCACGCGCAACGGATTTTGGACGGCGCCCGCTCCTCCGGTAACTTTCAACGTGCCGGAGAACACGCAGGCTATTTTGGCGTCACAGATACCGATCGGCCCGCCCAATGTCATTGCCAGAGCAATCGTATTCACCGAGGGCGGCGCAAACGGCGTGCCTGGGGCCAGCTTCTACACCATCCCAACGCCGGTTACGTTCATTGTGCAGGGTGTGACCTTCACAGCGTCAAGTTTGTTCATCAACGACAACACCACGACTACGGCTACGTTTTCGTTTCCCGATGCCACGCTTCTGAATGCGACAGAGGTGGATATCCAGGGCGGAAACCTGTTCAACCTCGAAGAACTGCCGGACGCGGCGTGGAACCTGCAATATGCCGGCCGAACGGTGTGGGGAAGGGTTAGAAACCAGATACAAAACTTCCTCAACTTGAGCTTCGACGGCGGCTACCTTTCAACGCCGAATGCAAAACTTTCTCCGCTCGGTTGGATTCAGGAAACTAGCACCGGCACCGGTACTTTGCTTGTGTCTCCGATATTCGGTAATTCGTACTACATCAACAACATCACAGGAGCTACCAGCCCGCCGATATTCGACCTTATCTACCAGTCGGCATTTCAGGATATAAACCTCGTCGCCATTCTACAAAACCAGACTGCCTACTCGGTGCGAGTGACGTGCAGGACTCCTTCCTCGGGGCGTGGCGGGGATCTTATCATCGATTTGACGGCGCTAAACTCTAACGGATTCGGTCAGCAGTTCGGTGAGTTTGTCTTATCGTTGGTGCGCATGACGTCAACGATGCAGACTTTTGAGGGAACTCTACTCACAAACTCCACCCTAAATATCCCGTCGAACCTGCAACTTCGTGTGTACGGATCAAACATGCCTGACGGTGCCGACATCGAGATCGATCGCATCATGATATTTCCGACGGAAGACCCAACAAACCTTACCGGCCTGACGATAAGCTATGGGCAAGATGAATCAGGCGGCGACAGCGATCCGGAGAGCTTCGACCAGGTGACGGGAATCATCGATACGCAGACTGTGAATAACCAGCCTGCCAACGGTGGATTTCAGCTTCGCGGACTGCTTTACATCGTCAAAGAGTCGTCGCTCGGCTTCATAAAAGACACTCCAAACCAGGAGCCTGCCAACTGGAGTCCATTCGAGGAAGTGTCAAACGTCGCCGGAGCGTGCGGCATCCACGCCTATACCATCGACAAGCACAAAGGGGCGGAATGGGCTTCTATGGCATGTCAGAACGGCTGGTACCTGTTCAACGGGGGTGCTCCAACGCCGATACAGATTGAG